TTATATGCAGCACCTGTACCAAGGTCTACCTCATTAATACCATCAGCATCAATAAATACACCATCTGGTACTACTCTTGCCGTAACTTGTTGTAGCTTTAAGTGTGTAAGCTGTATCTGATCTGCAAAAGGAATCATTCTTCTAACAAGAGACTCCATTATTCCTTTATACATTCTAGGTGCAAAAGCAATATAGTTAGGATAAGCCTTTTGACTAGCAGACTTTGGTCTAACCATATTCTTCATCATCTCCCACTTAAGAATAATATTGGTACCAGCTACTAAAATACCTTCGTACCATACATCTCTTACTGCTTCAACCTTTTCATATGGAATACCATCTTCTGTAGGTGGATTAAAGTTTTCGCCTTTTCTGATAATTCTCTCACCACCATTCTCTAACATCTTCTTTTTCCATACAAACTTCTTTGAAGCTTTGTAATTGAAGTAAATAAGAGTGACAACTTCATTAAGAAAGTAATCATCCTGATAGTTTCGTATTATAGGAAAATATGTATACCAAGCAGAGCTTGTGCTTCTTATTTCGTTTAATTGTTCGTCAGTTAAGTTAGGATCAATTTTAAGCAATTCAGTGTAGTGCATTTGCTTTACTTCACCAAAGTAATAACAATCAGAGAAATCATTCTTCTCTGTATAGCTATGTATCCAGTTAGCTGGGTCAACATACTCTACCCTTAATCCATCATTTACTAAGAATGAATGCTTGACAACAGATACACCCAATGTAACAAGATCATAATCTATTAACTTTCTTAGCTCAGGATAGTCATTCATCTCAAGCACTGTATTGATGGCTACCTCACTAGCAATCTCTATACTTGGCTTGTACTTAAGCTGCATATATAGCTCAAGCTCCTCGTCATTTTCTGGTAAGTCTTTTGGATCAACATTAAAAGCATTAACTCCAAACTGCTCTTGAGTCATTGTCAAGAAATCTTTGGCTATCATATCAGCCTCAATCATTTCTTGAAATATGTTCTTCTTCTCGGCAGACGTAACGTCTTGTGCCTCTGTTCTAATTTCAAAAAGTCTGTCAGACATCCCGTTTACAACAACGTCAACAAACTTAGGTATAATAGGCACTGGAGTCCAGTCTAAGTTCATCATAGACATATCTCCGTTTATAGCAAGTTCATCCTTATATTTTTGTACTGGCTGTTGACCTCTAGCATATAAACGTAGTCTGTGGTATTCTCCCCACTGATCATAAAACCTACACGTATTATTTTTTCGCTTGAACCATTCTCCTTCAATGGCCTTACCAACCTTTAAGCCGTACTCATAAGTTTGTTTTTCTTCGTCCGTTACCATTTGGCTAGGAAACGGATTCTGATATATTACAACAGATGGTTTTTCCATTCTATTCTATAATTTTGCTGTGACTGCCCTGATTATTATATCTTACAAATTTAATACTAATTTTTGATTCTTTTCTCTCAGGAACAAACATATGCTTTCTGTTTGCCATAATAGCTAAACCAGAACTAATTGACGCATCGTGTTTTGTCCTGTTTGTTGGGTCAAACCTGGCCCAATCTTCTAGTGTTTTGTTAAAGTACATGGATCCTATTACATCATTATCTCTGTATGTCCCTTCTGTATCAAAACCAACATATTCTTCTATGTATGATTCAATACATGAAGCATGAGCCTGTCTAACGTCTTCACTAGAGTTTGGTATTCCACCTATTTCTATTTCAGTCTTAGATAGTTTGCCCAAGTTCTTATCTGGTCTATTCATCGAGAAAGATCTGTAACCTCTATTCTTAAAATGATACAATAATCTAGCCTTATTATTTTCTGCTAATATAGGCATTCCATAAAAATGACAAGCCATCAATACATCCTCAAAAAATATCTCAGCCGTCTGAGGTCTAGCTATATACTCTAAAAAGAATTCATTTGTTGGACCATCAGACATATGAAACGTTGTCATACCATGGAGAGCACCGTTAGAACCACCTCCTCCAACAACACCCGATATGTCATAAGGGTCACAGCCAAATGCTCCCATGTGTTCGTTTCCAGGATACTTCTTTCCATTCTTTACTATTACGTTATTTCTTAAGTGTGGTTTGGGTATCCAAGATACTAAAAATCTTCCATTCTTGTCTGGAGTCCATATAACCTCGCTATCTTTTTCTCCATTCTTCCAGTGAAAATATCCTCTAGTCAAGAACTTTTCTTTTATCAAAGAATCATTATAATCAATCTGCTGGTATATCTTTGTTAAGTTAAATATAGATTGCTTTGATTCATCTCTAAATGCATGTGACTCTGTTCTTGGAAACTGCCTATAAAATTCATTTAAAGCGTCTGAATCAGACTTTAATGCGTTTACCTCGTTGTTCCACCATGTTATAACCCCTGTGCTTATTGTTTCTCCATCTATACCTTTTATTGGCTTTTCTGGATTATCAAATACTGGCCAACCATACTCGTCTATGTAACCCTCTACGTTCCACTCCATTGGTATAAACAAAGAGTATAAACCACTTTTAGTTTGTTCATTAGCTGATCTTGTAGATGGATTACTATCGTTGTATAGTTTCTTAAAGTTCTCTCCACCTTTTGGCAAAGCATTTGATGTTGATCCCATCATACACTTGCCTATGATTTTAGCACCAAGCCTTAAACACGTCTTGGTAACTCTCCAGTTATTTAGTATATTCTCTGGTTTTTCCCATTTACCACTTTCATCATGAACTAGCAATAATAGTTTCTCACCATCGTAACTGTTGTCGGCAGTATTTTTCCAGTCTATAGTTGTGTCCAGACCTTCGATGTCTTCCGTCTTTTCTTCGTCCATATTCTTCCTAGTAATTTTACTAGCAGGAACCCTAAAAGCCAATTCAGTCTTAGGATTATCCATACCGTCCTGAATAGGTTTGAAAAAAAACGGGTAATTCCTAACGATTGGAACCACCTTGTCCGTAAACATTTTCTTTGCATCGCTACCTGTTTTTGATAATATTCCAATTCGAGAGTCTCTAACTATTGTTCCAGTATTACACGACTCAGCAGAACTCATAAAAGAGAATCCAGAACGCCTGTTCTTTAGGTAACACATACCAAAAGATCTGTTGTCAGCCTTACACGCTTCCCAGTATATATAAAATATTCTGTTAGACTCTCTGAAGTCTGGTAGACCTATATCTATTTTGGTCCACTGTAAATACATGTAGTGCGTTCCTGTAATGTATGTAGGTACATTATTGTTTATAAACCAGAATCCGTTTTCTCTCCTTTCAAATTCTTGTTCTATATAATCTACATACTGTATCTTGAACGCATTATCTTTCCTGTTCCAATCAAATATTGTTTTTATTTTTTGTAGCTCTTTAGGATACTCGTTAGCTACCCACTTTCCTCCTCTATTTTCTACTTTATCTGGAACTAAAGGTAAGGCAATCTTTACTCCGTTTATATTATATATATCTCCTATGGTTCCATCTTTGGAGATAACTACTAGATCATAATCTTTATTATATCCGTACTCCCAGTTCTTTCTTTTATTTTTATTTACAACTGTTGATTTACTTACGTAATCCTCAAGTACTGTATATAGATTATTTTCCATTTTTAATTTTTGCCCTACCTTCAGCAAATCCAGATTTACCAAAATCTACTTGAGCTACAGGCTGCTGTGTGTCTCTATTTTCCTCCTCATCAATCTTACCTAACATATAGAGTGCATCCTCAAATGCTAACCTTTTTGCAGATGCAGCATTCTTTAATTTGTCAGCAGATACATCGTCCTCAGCATGTGTAATTATTGGCTCCCTAAGAACCTTTATAAGTTCATCTACTGCAACTTTTGCTGCCTGTATTAGCTCTATCTTTTTAGACATATATTCTTATTATACATTCTATATAATAAATCATCTTCGATCCTAAACTCGTATTCACTATCTGGAGAAAACGAAATAATATCGCCCTTTGAAACATCTTTTAGTTGTTCGTTAAAATAAACTAGTTCACCCCAAAGTTCCTCCCTAGACCCTGTAGTTGATATTATCTTGTCTTCGTTTGGTATTGGTCTTACAAAACAATATGGATACGGTGCATTCCATTCACCACCCTTTTCTCTATATAAAAAGAGTTGGTCATTTTCTATTATGAAATAATCATCAAACAAATGATGCCAACTGCTCTTTTGATTTCCCTTCATATCATAATAAAACTTAAAAACGTTATGATGAACAATAACTTCATAACCGCTTTTAATTGGACCGTCATAACTTATTGGAACAGATACTACAGTAGCCATTCTATTTGACACTGTATGGTCTTCCTGAGATGAACTTATAATAAAATCAACGTCACCATATTTACGTATATTATCGTAACGCCTTTCATCGTAAGGTTTTATTATAAAATGATGTGGAGACTTCATTAGAAATCTATATTGTACTCAATAGATATAGGCATTGAACTAGAAAAACTTTTCCACTTTACAATTTCCTTGTCCTGATTCAATATGTATATTGATATAGATGAGTCAGATTCCATCAATATAGTGTCAATAGTGCCATTCCCCCTAAGGACATCCTGACCAACAACATAGTGCATAGACTTCATGTAGTCTGGACCTACAGATATCTTTCTAATTATATTCACCTGTTTGAAGATTAATTTTTACATCTCCATATTTGGAAACTAGTTCGTCTTGAAACTGAGACAAATCAAATGCAGCAGTCTCTAGGTTAGCTAGAGAAGACATTTTTTGACTTTTCATTCTTTCAAACGAAACTTCAATGTCAGCGATTTGGAACTTTAGGTCTCTGTAAGTTTGATTCAAAGATCTCAACTTATCTAACTCTTCTTGAGTTAACTTTTTTTCTTTTGCCATTTTATTTAATTTAAAATTATGTCACAAATATAATTAATTTTAGTGACAAATTACAAGGAGATATACCAAGTAGTGTCATCATTGTTGTATTGAAAACAAACTGGAGTATTCAATACTAAAGAAGATGGAGCACCAACGATAGACCCACCAGGAGTAACCCAAGTGGTAGAAGGTCTGTTAGTCGTTGACATAATTACATACTTTAAACCATCAATGTTTGCACTAGCAGTAGGAAGAGTAATAGCAAAACTAGCTCCAGCAGTACCAGTAAAGTATGTATTAATATTTGATATTGTAGCTGTTGTCAAGGTGTTTGTAGTAACAACAGATGGGGACTGAGTTAAGTTAAGTACATCTTGTATCTTAAAGTTTACAGTATCTCCTGTTGAGTTTTGAGTACCAAACAATAAGTCATTTACGCTTGGTGATTCTGCTTGGTAGTTTCCTGTTTTCATCTTCCTTGTCCTTTATATTTTTTCTTATAGTTTTTAGATGCCTTTAAACCTGATGTTTTTGTCTTAGCATGAACACCTGGTCTAGAGACGTACTTCTTCTCGAATGTTTTAACTTCTAATGATTTCTTGCTCATCTGTTTCGAATTGTAAAGTTAAGAAAAGTAATTGAATAAAAATTTCTGTATACATCTATATCAACGCAAAATACACGCACTGGTCCTAATATAAGCCTTATACTAAAGAATCCCCATATTTCCTTTAGCCAGTAACTTTTGAACTTCATAACTCAAGTAAAGTATAAGAGAACTTGTTTCCATGAATTTTAGATGCCTTTTTACAGATTGACATAAATTCATTGAAATCTTTTACTCTCTTGAACACTTGACATCCTTCGCTCCAATTCTCTACCCACGTACTATCCATTCCTGCCTTGTGTATGTTAATACCGAACATGCCAGTGTCTTTTACTTTTTCATCAAACACTAAGTCTTTATTGGCATCTCTCCATACAGTTACGTCACCTAGTCTCTGACACAAAGCCTCATACTTACCCTGATGCTTGTCTATGGCCCAAACTCCTCTGTATTGTCCTGGCACCAATCTAGCTACACCCTTCTTGTTGTGAAATTGTTGAACACCCTTTTTGCCAGGGTCAGTGGTTGCGTTCCAACAATAGAACTGCCAATTACCAGACGCATCTTTAAATGACACTGTAATATAGTCATCAAAAACATTGGTAACCTTGTCAGCCACACTAGGAGCGTTGTTGCGAACTCCAACGATGTTAACATCGTATGACTTGTTAGCATTATCTTCAAACCACTTATATCCCTTTGATTTTACAATGCTTTCTATTTTTTCTCTAGTATACATAATTAATTTTTAAATTCGTTTAAATCATTTTTTGTTCTAGTTAAAAAATCCTTAAATAATTTTAAAACATTCTTACCAGTTACATCCTCAAAGCTTTCATTAATGCTTTTTATCTCAATAAAAACACAAAAGAATGTAAATGCTTTGGTTAATATTAAATCAACGCTTATAAAAATACCCAATATATCTGCTAGTACATACGTCTCTAAAAAGAAAATAACAAATATAGCACCAGCATAAAGAAGACTTTTAGATACGGTATGTGTTAGTCTATAAGATCTAAAACTTCTCCATCCATAAAGCTTAACGCTTCTCCATATACCAAAAAATAAATCAAGAATAATAAACAATACTGTAATAGAAACTAAAGGTTTGACTGGTGATATTATAGACATAAACGACATCAAAAAAAGAGATAGCTTCGTTTTCATAATTTTAATAGTTGTGACTTAATGACTCTGTACGTTATATAAATTAAAATTATGATTAAAAATATTCCTCCAGACCAAGCTAGAAAATTAATAAATGACGGAACGTACTTTATCTTTTCTGGCTTTAGCGTTCTTGTTATGGTCTGAGTTTTGTATATAGTGTTTCCCTTTATAACCTTATATATAGTGTCAGTCTTAGCTATAACTTTATACTTGTTGTCAAATACCCTTGATTGCAACTTAAGTATAGTGCCATCTTTCTCGGCTAATCTTGATGCGTATACATTGCCTAAAGAATCACAAAATAGTGTATCTTCTATAAAAACAGTTTCACCTGGAACTTTTATAGTCGTATCGCGATACGCGATAACTGTAACTGTGCTGTCGTTTTTAGGACATAGAGGGCAATACTTTGCTAATTTTTTCTCTATTGAACACGAGTAAAAGCTTAATAATAAAAGGAATGCAGATACATACTTCATACCTACAAAGGTAATTATTTTAATTTATATGAAAATTAAGCATATTGTAACACTCTGAAAAAGTCTACTAAACATGTTTCACTACTACTAGCCGACTGAACAGTAAACAATAAGTATTGATCTACTGCTTTATTAAGATTATATCCATTTAAAGCTACGCCTGTAAATTCATTAGAATTTGAATTCATCCATGAAAATCCATTGTTTCTGCACGTTATTGTTTTCTCACATTTTATTGAATATTGAGTACCTCCTCCATTTATTGTGGCTATACCCGATATTAATGTAGCACCAGTCATGCTGTTACTTGTATTTATATACAATCTAGTATACATTTGTCCCGTATTACCAACTATTCTAACAAGTCTCCACTGTATCTCAAGCAATGTGTCGTTGGTTAGTGTGTTGGCTGGTATTCTTAATGCTTTTGATATAGTAACGGCTGTAGAAACGCTCAATGAACCTGTAGATGCTGAATGGCCTAAATACTTAGGCATAATACTCAAATCACCCGACCCCACTAATGAATTGCCATTTATAGTTTTAATATTTGTTGCACTAACTAATGTCGGCTGTATTCCAGCGTTTGACAATGATTTATTCTGCCAAAGATCTGTAGATAAATCATATTGTATTATGTCATTATCAGCAAGGCCAGATATTTGTACGTCATGTAACTCTTCAAGTTCGTAACCATTCTGCACCCTAACATACATCCTTCCAGCACTACCATTGTTTGCCGTAGTAACAAAACCAAGATACACTAAGTGATTAGGTGCTGATGGTTTTACGTTAGTTATTGACCCTGCCGTTGGACCTAAATATACAGGGTCACCATCTGCCCACATAGATGTAGGAAGAATGCTAAGTCCATCTAGCTGACCATTAAGTATAATAAACCCCCTCTGATTTGCTCCAATTGACGCAGATAAAACAAGCCCAACCGTTTGAGCTGATGTGGAATCAGTAGTGTTGTATGCCAGCTTTACCTTTAGTCTGTCTCCCTGACCGCCAAATGCGTATACTGGCTGACCCTTTGTTATAGTTATTAGTTCATCATTTGTAACGTATGCTAATAATGTATTGGGAGAAGTACCTATTACTTGAAATGCTAATAGTATTGAGTTGTAAACACATATCATTTCAGATCCATCTTCAATGTCTCCGCCTATGACCTGACCATCATTGTTCCTATAAAGTGGAATTGCACCTAGACCATTTATGTCTAAAGTGGCTCCCGTTGTGTTTCCATTAGTAAATCTAATTAGATATGCGTCACCATCGTTGTAAGATGTTACGCCTGATATTGTAGTTGTATATGTGTCTACCCCACTTGCAGTTCCTTTTGGAAAGCCTCCACCACCACCAGTTATTACTTTTGGCTTACCATCAGCACCATTTACCTGAAGACCTTTTGGTCCAAATATATATCCACTAGCATCAGTTACTTGCATCTCAAGAAAGATAAGTTTGGACCTTCTTCTCCGCTTATTATAAATGTTGTATTAGCGTCAGTTGATGTAGCTAGTATCTGGTCACCAGCATATAGTATATAAACCATATCATCAGTAATAGTGTCACCATGATTTAATGATAATGAATATATATCTACAGTAGATGCAGTTGAAGCTACATACTTCTGTACAAGAACATCATAATTAGTTACGGAGTTTGAGAATCTTATATAATTTATAGCACAAACATTTTGAGACCTACACTCGTATAGTATTGTGCTAGTTAAGCCAACCGTTCCTTCGTTACTAATAAGAGCCATTACGTTATTATTATTTAGTTTTACTTTTTAGCTTTGTATAATTAACGTATTAGATATAAAATTATATGTAGTTGATTGATCAATAACTATTTCTAAATCTGCATACCATGTACCGTTAGGTGGATATTCAAACATCCATTGTAATCCATCAGAAATGAATGGATTTTCAGTTTGCATTCTATCATCCAGGTAAAGAGTGCCCTTCATTGATAATGGAACAACGCCATTTTTTAATAAAAAATATAGATATACATTAGGCTCTAATAATGGATCATAAGTTAAAATAGGTAATACTTGTAAAATAGATGGTTCATTATTATTAACATCATTAGATGAAGATCCAATACCAGTTGATACACCTACAAAAGTACCCATCTTACCAAAGAGCTATAATGTCAGTAGCTGATGTAGTAGAAGAAAATACTCTAATAACTTGAACAGGTAAAAAAGAACCTGCTGCAACATTAGTAAATGTAACGTCATCACCACCTGCCGTTAAAACTCTAATTATACCTCCAGATCCAGAGTATAGAATACAAGGCCATACTTCAGTTGGATATCCAACATAAGGAATGTTAACATTGTCGTTTGGGGTAACTGGAGCTGCTCTTTCTACCTGTAATTTTTGATATGCCATCTTTTTTTATTTTTTTGTGCTTTTACCATTAGCTCCGTTCCTAGCTCTATTCCTAGTTGGAGACTCAAGTACAAATTTACCATTTTTTTTCATACTAACATCAGAACCTCCCTTGCCATCAATTCCTCTTTTTCTTCTCTCCTTAGTGTGCTCTGCTCTGTAGTTCTTTTCAGACTCGCTTTTATTAAGCTCCCTCTGATACTCTCTCCTTTTCTCCGCTGCTTTCGGGTTGCTTGCGTAGTACTTGGATGTCTTGCTCTGTCCCATAGAATATCTTATTAATTAATAGGTTTGGGTTGTTTAGTTTTTCCTTTCTTTCATTGCATCCGCAGTCTTCAGTTATACTTTCAACTATTGACTTTATACCTGTAACTTCAGCAACTGCTGCAACCGTATCGCCAAAACCTTTGTGTTTTTTAATGATTATCATAAGTATTAAAACTAGATTCAGACTTAATCTTCTTACCTCCAGAACTTAATCTACGAGATTTTTTTTCTGATTTCCAATTTAAATCACTATCTCTCTTTACAACCTGTTTCTCAACATATTTTTCTCTAGGAGATCCTTTCGATTTAAACGTAATATCTTTTTCTTTTGAAACACCCTTACCAGTTAAACGATTAAACTTTTCAACCTCAATATGTCTACCTTCTGGAGTTTTAGTTACTTGTATATTTACTTTTATATTGTTTCCTCTTATTCTCTTGTCAACCTCAATACGTCTACCCTCTGGAGTTCTAGTTACCTGTCTATTTACTTTTATACTGTTTCCTATTATTCTCTTTTTATCAGACTTTAATTGATCAGGTTGAGTTGTCATTCCTGTCAATCGGGCAATATCTGAATTTTTAAATGGTATATTGTTCATCATTTTCTGTACTTTGCAGTTTTTTCAGCTATTCTTTTTGGTTGCTTTACAACGCTACCAGTTCCTCCTCCCTGTCTCTTAGCTCTCGTAGTAGCAGCATACTCAGATGAACTTAATGACTCAATTGCCTTCTTTGGTAGATAACGCTCACCAGTTTCTTTGCTTGGCTTGCCACTTTTTGTTGTCCACTCTTGCTTTGTCCACTTAGATAGACTGTTTGACTCGGACTTCTTTCCTGCATATTTACCCCCTGCCTCTTTATACTTAGCTACAGCTATCTGTGCCTTTCTTGCAGACCACTGACCTGGGTTCCCACCCTTGCTTCCAGACTTAACGCTAGAAACAATACGACTCCATAACTCTGGATTTTTCTTTTTGGCTACAGACATTTTATGATCCTTTAACCCATTTCTTGCTTGGAGATGCGGTCTTGCTTGGTGACCACTTTACCTTGTCTGCCCAGTATGCAGCACTCATCTTACCTTTTGCAATGTTCTTTGCGTGACGGCTCTTGAATGCCTCACGCTGACCTGCTGTCTGATTGGTCTTAACTCCCTGCTGTCCAAATCTAATGGTTCTCACCTCATCACCCTGCTTTGCCACAACAATGTGACTCTTTGTTGGGTGACTTGGAGTTCTTTTAGGTTTATTAAAACCTTCAACACCAGCTCTTTCTAGCCTTGGGTCTTTCATTTCTTATAAGGATTTTCTTTGTGCCATTTTCTAGTTGCAGCTATACCTTGTTTAACTGTTTTAGCTTTTGCTACTTTGGTTAAGTTAATGGTGTCCCACTTTCCTTTATCTTTTGTTGTGTGACTAACCATTATATCACCTGGATTACCTTCTCCTATTTTATTAGTTTTTTTGTAAATCCTATGCTTTTCTCCATCAGCAACAATAGTAGCCATACTATTTTTTCTTTGGCATTTTTTTCATAGCGGCCTTCATGCCATACTCCTTAATCATTTCTTTTTTAGACTCAGACTTTTCGTGCTTCATCTTGGCAGATTTGCTAGCGTATTTCTCGCCAGTCTTTTTTTCAGTTACCATCTTTTTCATTATCTAGGATTTATTTTGTTATCTCTAACTACTCTTTTGACAGGCTGTCCTTCTTTGTTGTATCTAGTTCTCTCCATTCTACTTCCTCCACCAGGCATGTTGTATCTTTCTGTCTCAACCATTCCACCACCAATAGTAGGTCTCTCAGTCATGGTACCCTGAATCTCTTGTCCATCAAACTCACTTGATATATCATATCTTCTTCTTTTAAGAACATCAATGGCTTTATTCTTAAATGGTATATTATTATAGTCTTGAATACCATCTTGCATGGATCCTTCTTTAATTGGAGGAAGGACTGAACGTAATTGCCTATTCTTAGGAATAGGACTATTTAATAAACCTGGATTAAACTTCTGTACTTTTGCATCGTACTTGTCAAGGTAATTCATTCCAGTAGCATTAAAAACTGGTTCAAATAATGCATCATAATTAGGCTTAACCTTTTTTCGATTTTTATCTGGACCTGTAGTTTGAGATGTGGTTCTATTTTTCATAACTTTGTTTTTTATGATACAAATATAATAAAAAATGAAAATAATAAAAAGAAGAAGAAAACGTGTCGATAAAATATACTATGGTAGGGACACCAAGTTCGACTTTTTAAAGAACTGGGGTATAGTTAGAAAGTGGGCTAGATTTCAATATGGACTTAGGTCATCTGCCGATATAGACATGCTTCTATTTCTTTACTCAGAAAAGATATTTACTAGATCAAGGTTTAAAGAGTACTCAGCATTTATGAGCTGGGATAAAAATAAGTTTGATAGACTATTGAGAGAAGGCTTTATTGTTATATGGAGAAAAAGAAAATACGGAGAGAGCAACCTGTATGAACTATCGTTTCAGTCAAAGAAGATGATTGCCAGTATGTATAGAAAGCTAATTGGGCTAGAACCCTTTCCTGAAACTCCGAGACGTAATAAGGTATTTAAACCAAACGGCTCATACTCAGAGAGGATGCTAGCCCAAGCTATAAGAAAGTTTAACTCTGACTTTAAAGAACGCAAACAACATCCTTCTCCTGAAGGACAGTAAACCTGTTGCTGTCTATTACAACGTCATAAGAGTGAACCTTATCGAACATTATCTTGTCACCGATTGATATTCCAACAACGTTTATTCCTGGCTCTACAACAATTCCGTAGTGATACCTCATGTCTTGATACTCCTCACCACTTAGTATTAGGCCACTCTTGGCTGTCTTCTGTTCTACAACCTTCTCTATCAATAGAAATTTATTTAGGACTTTCATCTGCTCTAATGTTTGTTATAATTGCGTTAGTACTCATAATTGTTGTGGCAACAGATACAGCGTTAAGCAGTGCGTTCTTTGTAACCTTAGTAGGGTCAATAATTCCCATCTTAATCATGTCACCAAAACGCTCACCCTTTACATCGTATCCATGTCCCTTATCAAATATACCCATGGCTATCTCGGTTGGCTTCTTACCAGCGTTAATGAGTATCTGATCAAATGGAGCCAGTAGTGCGTCATGCATAATCCTTGCAGCAACATCAAACTCATCGTAAATCATTGCAGCACACTCAGACAGTGCGACACCACCACCAGGTAGAATACCATCCTCAAGTGCGGCCATAACAGCGTACACAGCGTCATCAATCCTGTCTCTCTTCTCCTTCTGCTCAATGTCACTCTGTGCACCTACATATATAACACCAACACCGCCAGATATATTGGCTATCCTCTCTCTAATAAAGTCTTTCTCTTCTTTGTTGTCTGTCTGATCAACCATTGCCTTGAGGTCAGCAATATGCCTGTCAATGTCATCCTTAAAGTCTGCGTGGTGCATAAACACTGTAACGTCTTTCTTGACAATTATTTTTGATGCCTTGCCCAAGTCAGACAATCCTATTATTGATAGGTCATCACCAGTGTCCTCGCTAAAGTATGTGCCTCCAAGAGCTACAGCTAAGTCTTTCAACAAGTCCTTCTGTCTGTATCCAAAAGAAGGAGGTATGATATTGCATGCCTTAATCTTTCCTTGGTAAACATTAACGTTTAGTGTCTGTAGTGCGTTTGGACCTAGATTACCAATGATTAATAACGACTTGCCCTGAGATACAATAGGAGCCAACACCTTCTCTAAGTTAGAGATATTGTTTATCTCGTGATCACAAATCAATACATACGGATTATCAAGTACACACTCTTGCTTCTTTTGATCCGTGACAAAGTATGGAGATGTGTACCCCCTCTCTATCCTCATTCCATTTATAATCTCAACCCTTGTCTCAGAGTTCATGCTGTTCTCAACAGTAACAAGTGGCACCCAAGAAAATGCATCTCCAATCATCTTGCCAAGCTCATTGTCATTGTTAGCTGATATAGTGGCTACGTCATACAGCCTCCTGCCGTTAACTTTCTTAGACATCTTGTCAAGCTTCGCCACAACCTTCTTGGATAAAGACGATATTCCACGTATCACCTCAGTTACATTGTGCTCAGGTGTTAAATACTTGTCAGCTGCGTCAATAATTGCCTCTGCAAGTACAATTGATGTCGTTGTACCATCACCAGCAACAGTTGCCGTCTTGTCAGCAGCCTGTCTCATCATCATAACGGCTAGGTTCTCGGTAGGATCATACAAATTGATAGACTTTGCTAC